AGGACAGCATAGCACCTGCCTCTGAAGTCTGTCTGGTGTGGAAGGTAGAACTTCTTATCTCTATACTTCTTAGCTAGCCACTGGGTATTGAGTACAAGGAGTCGTCTACTCTTTGTGGCTGCATTGTGATCATAGATTGCAGCAGCTCTACGCTTCCACATCTTCTTCTCAATCGGATCACAATCATCTGACGGGTAGGGTGGTAGCTCTTCGTCTTCCCGTTGGGGAATCCCATCTACATCTATGCCCTGTTCCCAAGTCTCATGTAATACATTAAGAACTCGTTGGTTAATCTGCCAAGGTGTATTCTGTAGAAGATTAACTGCGTTCATAACGTCAGTCATCTTCTCTGTGTTCTCGCGGAGGAACGCTTTGTCTCGTGTCTTGATGAACGGTAAGGGTGGTAGACCAGACTCGATCTCGTATCCACCTGACCACTTGTCTGTCCACTGCTTAGGAAAATCTAACAACGGCATCCAGAAAGGACACAACAATTCGTTGTCCTTCATCATGTCTTCAATCCATTCTGATGTCTTGTCTGCTGCGGTAACAAATCTAGCGGGACCTCGCTTGCCTGTCGCTATCATGACGTAATCAATCAGACCTGTAGTATCTCTGATCGTATCAATCAACACAGTGCCTACGTGTAGCTTGATGCGTGTACCCCATCGCTCCCACTCATCCGTCTCGCCCTTTGCAGCTTCGCCCTTCTCAGACTTAATCAGGTAGTATCGTTTCTTGCGATAGCTCTCTCTGCGTTTAGCTCCTTGCAGTATGCCTTGCCACTGCGGGTGGTTGCTGAAGTGAGCAAACCTAATCTCGTCTTCGACCAGTGCGCCTATGCGTACAGCTGCGGATGCTAGTGTGCGCTTCTGAGTAATAGAATCTAGTATAGATTTAAGAGCTATGAAGGCAGCAGTCTTGGTCGGAATTTCTTGGAGCTTGTAATAAGCATTCCCCGCAATGGGTGCTTTCTCTTGTTGCTTCTCCCATGCTTCCAGACCTTCGACTAACGGAGGAAGTGCTGCCTTCAATAGACGTTGACCATACGGTGTTTCGCATTCGCTTTCCCTACGTCTGCTAGAATCAATCTTAGATCGAAAACGGTTTACACCGCCTTCAAGCATATCGTTCTCTATCGGACGGTTTTGTGACGGAAACGTCTCACGAATTGACTGCATGGTAGTAGGAGTTATGTAGATGTAGTTGAAAGAAGTGAAGTAATCCCTACGGATTTGTCACGGATATTTAATTATGCAACGGATTTTGAATCCGTGTGAGTGGTAGGTGTGAGAGGACTTGAACCTCCAAGTCATTGCTGACAGTAGATTTTGAGTCTACCGTGTCTACCATTCCACCACACACCCATCCTTGTGGTGACAATATAGACACAGAATCGTCACGTGTCACTTATTCCTTTTCATCCTGATTGATTAAGACTCTCTCCTGTAGCCTCTCCACTTTATTCCTGAGCTTCTCAATATCTTTATTGAGTAGGTCATTCTGTGTGGACAAGGCATCACAGGCTTTGGTCATTGCGTTAAGTCCTCTGACCAGAACCTTCTCGGTATCAGGACGGAACAGTTGATTTGATTTATCAGGCATTAGTTTTTCGTTTCTTGGTTAGTGTATCGAGAGCATCGAAGACAGCGTCAGGAGCTAGCTTGGCGTATCGCATGGTGACTTGTATAGACTTGTGTCCCATCCAGTCTTTGACTGCGAGTAGCGGGACTCCTGCTTGGACTAATCGAGTAGCGCAGGTGTGTCTACACAGGTGAGGAACAAACTCCTCGTCCTCCATGTAGCCTAGTATGTCACGGACGTTGTTCCATTGTGTGCGTATGTTGGATTTAGTGTAGTTGAATACCTTGCTATTACGGTGTGCAATAGAAGTAATACTATTATCTATAGTAGGATGGTTAGAGTTGGTGTCAATAGCATTCCACTTATTGGTGATGATTTCTAAAACCTCATCGGACAGTGGCACGATCCGCATCTCACCGTTCTTAGTTCTGTAGTCATGACCTCTCGCCCAGATATACATCTTCCATCTGCCTGACTCCTGCACAACGTCCTTGTATTGAACACGACACAGCTCACCTGTGCGTAGACCTGTATCTATGAGAACCTTTACGAACCCAGCGAAGTCTTCCTGACCTAGCCTCTTGTTAGTAGACACAATCATCTCTTCCTCTTCAGGTGAGAAGTAACGCAGCCTACCTTCAGATGCTTTGTATCGCTTGAACTTAGGCACGTTTGGTATCCAGTCTCTATCGTGTGCATACTTCAGGCATACCATTAGAGCTGACATCTTGTTGTTGATGGTGCCATTACTGTTGCCTTGATTCTTTAAGGTCTGAATGATTTCATCAATCACTGTGGTATTGATTTCCTCTACCCTAAAGTTGGTGCCAACAATCTTCTGGATTAATTCTACATTGCGTAGAGCATTGATGCCGTTAGCTGTGTCCTTCCAGACTGCTTCGTAGACAGTATCGGTTAGACCCTTCAGGGTTAGGCTCGCGTTCTTCGTGCTAAGTATGTGCGTGACCTTAAGCCCTAGCTTACTTCGATGCTTTAGATTATTCAGGAAGTCTTCGGCATCTGCCAGACTATCGAATGTCCTGCGAACTCTCTTACCCTGTATGTGGGTATCAGCTTGCCAGTTCTTCCCTCTTTTTCTTATCTTCATAATTTTCCTCCGTGTGTGTGTGTTTACATTCAGCCTCAAGCATGTCTAACTTAAGGTTTCTTCCTTTCTGTGTCATGTATATATTACACTGACGTTTATCGTGCGAGTATTTATCCTCGCCCAATAACCCTTTCTTCTTTAGGGAAGCTAAGGCTCTGGATACCTGAAGCTTAGAGAACTTAGTTTCTTTTATGATACGACCACATCTTATCTCTGTCTCATGACAATCCGCAACCGATAAAAAAACCCTTATCTCTGGCACAGTTAGGTGTGCCATTAGATTAAAGCGTTCTATGTAACCTCTAAGTAATCCCATATTAGTATCCTATCTGATACTATCGGTGTGTCAACAGTATTAAATTATTAAATATTAATACCGTTATAGAATAGTATCAGGTAGATAGCCACAAAAAACCCCATGCTTTCACATGGGGCTAGATGCTACTCAGAGCATTTTTAGAACTCGTAATCATACTTAGCCAAATCAGTTTTGAATAGCTCAGTAACACGCGAGAAAAGCTCATCGTCGTAGTAGTAGCGGTAGTCCTTAACTCTGTTCTCTGTCACTTTAATTTGCTCATCTAAAAGATCAGGCAGATATAGAGAATTTTGAAGCTGCCTGTAGTCTTCTTGCAGGTTCTCAAATTTACCTACGTAATCAACACCATCCAAAATGTTGGAAAATGGCAGTTTCTGTGCCCACCTTGGACCGTTATGACAGTGCGCGTAGATGTTAGGATTCTGCTCTAGATAGCTGACATACGAGGATACGTGTATGTGGTATCTGTGCGCGAAACTCACAACCCAGTCGTAGGGATTGCGAACAAATCCAAACTTGAAACACTCCGACCAATATTCTGGGTAGGCGCGTTTGTAATCATATGCCTCAAGATGTTTAGATTTCACATAACTTTCTTCAAAGTTCATGGACATAGATTTTTCTATGAGCGTGCCCGCTGTTCTAGGTATATGAACGAAGATGATTTTCTTATCTAAAAGAATCATACATGCCTCTCCTCGCGCTCAATGCTGAAGCCTTCAAACTCAGCTAGCGATTTAATAGGACACTCGATCTCGTCGATGTTGTTATCATACCATCCAGATAGATAGACATCTCGGAAGGGCTTGTCCTCCAGAGCTACGCGCTTGCCCTTACACGCCATCACATCCATGCCAATAGGGTAGCCTGTGTAGGTATCATATATCACTACGCGGTTAGTCCCTGCGTGACACAGGTAGCCTCCGCGCTTAGGTAGTTTAATTGCATACTTCATGCGTGGTCCTTTCCTTGAGCTTGTCTTGTAGGTCTACGATGTCCTGCTTGAGACGTGTGATCACGTCATCCTTAGCGTAACACTCGTGCTTGAGCTTCGTATACTTCTGCTTGTGGTAGAAGGCTACTGCCTCCAGTTGTTTTGCCATGTCATTACTCATAATAAAAAATGAGCAGATTTACGTCATGCTCAGGACGATTAGGGTTTCAGTTATACAGTCAACGTAGTTTCGCCAGTGTTTACTAGCTCACGACCTCTAAGAACGTGAAAGCGTCGAGTGACGCTGTCGGACAGGTGATCTAAGGCATCTGCCTTCTGTATGGCACCTGCTCCCAGCTCTGACGAACGCCATACTGCGGAGCGATCCTTAGACGTATTGCGGTCACCGTGAGTGAGTAGCTCCGTCACACCGTTGAACATGTCGTAAGCTGTGTCACCGTTGTTACCTGTGCCACTGACAGCAAGCCGACGAGCCTCGTGAGCCTTGTTACTGCTCACAGTAGAGAGCTTGTTGGACTTGTTGAAGAACGAAGTTGCCCAAGCAATCATGTCACGATACTCCATAGGAGACTCAGCTGTCTGGTTCAGCTTCTCGTAAGCAACCCTACGGTTGTTGAACATGTCCTCAAGGTGTTGCATGACGTTCTCGAAACGTATGTCTGCATTCCTAGTGTGACGAACCTTAAGCTTGAACGCCTTGCCACCCTGCTTTTTAGCCAGACGGAACGTATTCTGGCAGATCATACGGACACTAGTGTCGAACATCTCGAAGGCAGAACTGCCATCGTGAGAGCTGTAGAACGTGACGTAGTTATCGAACTTGTCACCGTTGACCGTGAAGTCAGCGTCCTTGACCTCGGTCTGAACGAAGACACGACCACCATCGTGAGTGTATCCACCACCCACAACCTCGTGCTTGGTGCCTTCAAGTGACCGATGCAGTGCATCCCAGATACGAGTGTTTTGAATTGGCTCATATCCCGCACCGACAACACCGATGGACTTGTTAGTGTCTGATCGATTGATGCTGACGTGAGTGTCGATAGGTAGAGGATACTTGCCCTCTAGCAGAGCTACCATAGGTGTCTTTTGGACATCCCAGTTAAGCCCGATGTCCTCAACAGAGTTGATGGAGTCAGTGAATGCGTTTGACCAGCTGTTGCGCTGAGTGTTTACGATGTATGTATCTTGTTGCATATGTATTACGATGTGTGTTTTGAGATGGACTAGCTGTCTGCTTTGTCCTTGAGAGCCTTAATGATAACATCCTTGTCAAGCCCTTCAGGGCTGTCGGATGGAATAGCCTTGTCGAGCTTGCTGAGAAGAGTCTCTACGAGATCGGCATGGTATGCGTCTTTGGTTTTGAGCAAGCGATTGAGTTGCTTGCAGGTGGATAGGATTTGATTGAGCATGATTTTGTTGGCATGAATCGCCACTTTACTTTGTCTTGATTGTGCTACGCAGACGGTGCATGAATCGCTCAGCCTCTTGTGGGTCAGCCTTAACGAATCTAACCAGCCCCATCCGAGTCATCCGATTACTAAGCATCCTAGAGCGACCATTTTTGAGGCTAGGCTGACTCTCAACAAACTTGAAAGTTTCTTCGTGTGCTTCCCATCTATCGCCTCCGATGAGATTCCATAGACCATCTCTGATCTCGTATATGTCTGTTATTTTTTCCATGATTAGTATGTATATGTGATTGTGTAGCCTAGCCTTTTTAGAGCTGAGATACTTTGCTGGGTTAGTGTTTTCTGTCCCGTCAGCTCTCTAAGAGCTAGAGCTTGGTCGCTGTCTACTACGTAGTGTAGCTCGTTGCCATAGACCTCTCGTCTACGGAGTGTGATTGTGGTTCGCATTGGCATGATTAGCAGTAGGTGTTTATGTATGAACTGAAGGCATTCTCGGCAATGTTGATTAGATAATCAATAGCCACCGTATCGCTGTTAGTGCGTAGACGATCTTTGACGTTGTCTAGCTCATCTCTAGAGATTTGCATACCTCCAAGCTCTACGATAATAGGTTGTTTTTGTAGGACGATTTTCATGATTGTGTGTAGTTAGTTATGTCTTGCTGGACTCATCAGTGACGTAGTAAACGCCAGACCCATTTTTGGGTTTCGTCCTTGTTATCGACCCCATGATTCTTTGATCGCTACCCATATGATAGCCTGATACTCGTAGCCAGTCATACCAGCTGCACACTCAACGGTTAGAGCCTCTAATCTACGATACTGCTTTGCTGTGACGCTGTCTACAGTTGGAACAATCCCGTCCTCTGGACTGCATAAGCAAGCCCTGATGTGCCACTTGTCGATGGTGATGTGATCATTTGAGAGCAAGCCTACGTTCATTGCAAATGAATGAGTCTTCGGTGATTCAGCGGTGATTTTCTTACCCTCGTAGAGAATACGAAATGCCTTTTCTTTGTTAGCATTGTAAGTGCAAACACTGACTGACTCGGCTGTCTTGCCTTGCTTAAAAGCATGTATACAGTTTTTGGTATCAATCTTGTTTCGATCCCATTTGTTATTCGGTGATAAGGCTGAGAGAACGCTGGCTACTATGTAAGGATCGACTCGATAGGTTCTACCGAGTTCTTTACAGAACTGTTGTGCTTCTGCATACCATGCTCTACCAGCTATGACGTGATCGTCGTTAGCTTTGGCAAACCAGCTGTGGATATTGCGTTTGATTTCTAGGTCAGTTAGGGACACTACACTTCGCTTTTCGGTGGTCATGATTGTGTGGATTTGATGTGATTCGATTGAGACGAGAGCCGTCGCATAACTTTGTCAAAGAACGGAACTGCGTACGAGGCAAGCGCACGATCACGTCATGTGTAGGCATGAGAAAACAAAAAACATCTGTTTAAGAACAGATGAGTGTGCCGTCAGAATCGTCGAGGTTCTTTCCAAACATGCGTTCTTCCCGTGTTTGGCGAGGCTAATCGGATTTATAATCCGTTGCAATGCCGATAAACACTAGTCTTAGGACTAGTATGTGACCAAATCGGTGACAAACTCTACTCTTTAGAGTAGCATGGGGGGTTTGCGGTAACACACACGTATATAAACCCTCTCAGAAATTTGTAACAAAAACAAAAAACCCCCTCCAAGGACTTTAACATCGCAAGGAGAGGGTACACATATAACAACACACACACGTTGAAATTATGCTGGGATCATTATTGGACTATTCTACGCCAAGCGCAAGCTAAAACTCACTATCTTCGTCATCTATTTCATCGCTCCAAGCACCGTCCCAATCAATATCATCATCACCTGTTACCTCAAAGGTGGTCTCTACCATCTCATCCCTAGCCATTTCTAGCAATCCTCTAGCAGCATAGGCGTTATCATAGACATATTCCATCTCCATCTCTGGGTGAACGACTACAATAAAGTAACTCTCAAAGTGTTCTCCTGCAATAGCTTGAATACGTTCTAAAGGATTATCCGACATAAGGTATTGACAGGGTTAAAGTGGCTATTATAATTATTATATACTAATACGAGATGGTGCTAGCACTAGACGAGGAGACCTAGTCTCCCACTGGTCAAGAATTAGACCTTATATATTATATATATTATATTATATCCACGAGGACTCTGGTCTATTTGTTCTCTTATAGTAGGTATCCATGAATTTACTTAGCTCTTTGCTAGCTGTATCTTCTCTTCGTTCCTTAATCTTCATGTCTGCGTCTTGAGCCATTTGTTCTACCCAGTAGTTACAAGCTATACTGAGGGCATCTAGTCTATCGTCGTTCCTTAAGGCTCCTCTGAGTCTTGTTAGTCTAGTCAACTGGTACATCATCATGTATCTTAGTTGTTGTTCTGGTGGATAGCCCTGTGCTGTCTTGTAGTCGTTCTCAATAACAGAGGGTGCTATCACGAGCCTATGGGCTGCTAGGAGAGGCTCAAGGGTGTCTATGATCCGTTTCTCCTTCTGTTGATGGTGCCTTACCTCTTCTAGAGTGACAGGGTATTCTCGGCTAAATATGGGCGTTATAAGCTGGTTGAACATACCATCACCGAAGTTACTCTCCGTAATGACAGCGTTTACCTTGTTCCTCTTAGCGATGCGGACTAGTTCTAGTAGGGTAG